CAAAGATATAAACAATGTGGTAATGCAGTTAGTGTATGTGTAACAAAAGCAATATTTAAAGAAATATACAAATGATCACCTTACCGAAAAGAAAAAGTTATAAAAGAAGAACACATTGTAAAGATTGTAAAGAATTATTAACTGAAAAAAATAGATTAAGAAACAATGGCACAACCAAAGCAAGATGTAAACCTTGTAATAGAAAATTTATGAACAAATACAATGAAAAAAGAAAAGCAAGTAAAACAAAATTATGGTAATTAAATGAGTTGGATATTTGATGGAAATATTAGTTATCCTAAAAAGTATGAAGATGTTGCACATAAACTTGCAAAAATAAGAAGTGAATTATCTAGTAATGTTTATAAAGAAGGATCTGAAAAATATAGAGGTGATAAAGAACATTGGGTATCAGTTACTGGAATATTAGCAGAACTTGTAGCAAGGCACTATTTAGTGCAGAATAATATAAAATATAAAGCAACACCATTTATAGATATACAACCAATACCTGATGCTGATTTAATATTAGAATATCCTGATGAAAATTTTTATATAGATGTTAAAGGTGTACCAAAACAAGTTAATGAATTTAGAGTAAATTATGATGCACATAAAAATGAAGATAAACTTGTTACACATTACTGGTTTGTTAAATTTTTAGGAAATCAAAAAGCAAACCTAACATTTTTTGAATGGGAAAGTATAGAATTTTGGAAAGTAAAACAATATTACACAGCAACTTTATGTAGGAGAATAAATGGATAGTGATATATTAACAATACCACACAAAGTGGAATCAAGGAATCAATTAGATAGAAAGCATTGGGCAGTTAAAAGAGAATGCAAAAAGATATGGGCATTGTTTGTTAGAAATCAAATGCGACTAAAAAAAATAAAAGAATCAGAAGTAGGTGAAAAGTTTAAATTAACTATTATAAGTTATAGAAAGAAGAAACTGGATTTAGATAATTTATATGGTGGTGTAAAACAATTATTAGATGCTTGTAGTGATGAAAAATTAATATGGGACGATGCACCAAAGTATCTTGATCTTAAAGTAGAACAGCAAATAAGCACTAAATATGAAACAATAATTATTAGGGAAAAAGTATAAAACATTTTTAAAAATCATATATTAGGTTATATTATGTTATTGTATTATGGCAAAAAAGACACAAAATATTAAATATAAAGATATAAACAGTTTAATTTCTGCTGAATATAATCCTAGACAACTTAAAAAAGAACAATACCAAAACATAAAAGAATCATTACAAAGGTTTGGGTTTGTTGATCCAGTTATAGTTAATAAAAATAAAGATAGAAAGAATATTATTATTGGTGGGCATCAAAGAGTAAAAGTTGCAAAAGATTTAAAATATACTGAAGTACCTTGTATAGAATTAGATTTAACATTAGATAAAGAAAAAGAACTTAATATTAGATTAAATAAAAATGTAGGTGAATGGGATTATGATATACTTGCTAATTTATTTGATTTTAATGATTTGATGGATTGGGGTTTTACAGAAGATGATTTAGCAGGATTTTCACCTGAAGAAGTAGAAGTTGAAGGTTTAACTGATGATGATGATATACCTGAAGATGTTGAATCAGTATGCAAATTAGGTGATATATGGAAATTAGGTAATCATAGATTGTTATGTGGTGATAGCACAAAGAAAGAAAATGTAGAATTATTATTAGATGGTAATAAAGCAGATATGGTATTTACAGATCCACCATATGGAGTAAATTATGAAGGTGGACATTTTCATTCAGGAGATGTAAAAATTAAAAGAAAAAGAGATAAATTACTAAATGATGATAATGCAGAAATATATGATAAGTTTTTATCAGCAATAATTCCATTTGTAGATGGTGCAATATATACTTGGTTTGCAGATTCAAAAGGATATGATGTATATAATGCAATAATTAATAATAATTGTGAAATACACGCATTAATAATATGGCATAAAACAAATGCAACATATAGTGCTATGAATGCACAATATAAACAAAGGCACGAACCCTGTTTATATTTTAAACCAAAGGGCAAAACATTAAAATGGTGTGGAAAAAGCACAGAAAATACTATTTGGGAACTAAAAACAGATGGAAGAAATAAATTGCACCCTACACAAAAACCAGTAGAATTAGCAGTTAAGGCAATAAGTAATCATAAAGCAAATAATGTATTAGATGTATTTCTTGGTTCAGGTTCAACATTAATTGCTTGTGAAAAAACAAATAGAGTATGTTATGGAATGGAATTAGATGAACATTATTGTGATGTAATTATTAATAGATGGGAACAATTTACTGGAAAGAAAGCAGAATTAATCAATGGCTAGGCCTAAGAAATATAATATAGATACAGAACAAGTTGAAAAGTTAGCATCATTTGGTTGTACTAACATTGAAATAGGTTCTTTTTTTGGTTGTTCACCTGATCTTCTTGAAAAGAGTTATTCGGAATATCTTACAAAAGGAAGGGATAAAGGTAAAATTAGATTAAGACAGTTACAATGGAAGGCAGCAGAAACAGGTAGCCATACAATGTTAATATGGTTAGGTAAACAAATATTAAATCAATCAGATAAACAAGAATTAGAATTAACTAAACCTATATCAGAAATAAACTTTGATGAACTCTAAACCATTAACATTACATAAAGATAATTATTTTCCAGCACAATGGGATTTTTTAACAAACAAAAAGAAAGCAAGAATTAAAGCATATGTAGGTGGATTTGGATCAGGTAAAACATATTCATTCTTAACTGAAACATTTATTAACTTAATAAGTAAAACAAATAGAGATGGCAAGAGTAATGGGTTAATATTATATCCAACGTATAATCTTGCTGATTCAGTATTTGTAGAACCATTTAAAGAAATACTAGAAAGAAACGGTGTGCCATATTCTTATAATATTTCATCACATAAATTTAAAACTATATATGGTAACGTACAAATATATCAAACAAGATACCCACAAAGAATAGTTGGTGCATCATATACCTATGTTGGTATTGATGAATTAGATATTGAGAACTTTAGAACAGCAGAAATAACTGTACAAAAAGCATTAGGTAGATTAAGAGGTTGTGATGATGCTGTACTTTATATAACAACAACACCAGAAGGGTTTGGATATACACATCATTTAATGGTAGAACAATGTGATGATAATAAACTATTAGTACACGGAAAGACAACTGATAATCATCATTTGCCTGATTCCTATATACAATCATTAAAAGATAGTTATGATGAAAAGTTATTAAAAGCATACATTGATGGTGAATTTGTAAATCTAACACAGGGAGCAACTTATTATGCGTTCAAAAGAGAAGAACACACAGGCAGTTACAATTATAACCCAAAATTACCATTACATATCGGACAAGACTTCAACAACGATCCCTTATGTAGTGTGGTATGCCAACAGCAACGCAACGGTGAAATACACGTTATCAAAGAAATCCAATTAACACACGGTGGTGATGGTGATCTACCAACACAAAGAATGTGTGATACTATAAGAGATATGTTCCCTAATAATATATATTATTCATATCCTGATGCAACAGGTGCAGCAAGAAATAGTAGTGCAAGATATAGTGATATATCTATTATAAAGAAAAGTGGTTTTAGAGTTAAGGTAGCACATATTAATCCAAGAGTTATTAATAGAGTTAATTCAGTTAATAACCAATTTGCTAAAAACAATATTAAAATAGATAACAGATGTAAATCATTAATAAAAGATTTTGAACAAGTAGTTAATAAAGAAAATACTAGAGATATAGATAAAAGCAATCCAAACCTTACACATATGAGTGATGCGTTTGGCTATTTGTGTAATTGGCTATATCCAATCAATAAACCAGTAATAGGAGTGCAAGATAGATGATACCAAACGCAGGTGAATTAGCAGTATTAATGTCAAGGTGGGACGTTAATCAACAACGTAAAAATGAATGGAAATCTAGCAGGTATGAAGCATTGGATTACTATAATGGTAATACCTATGATTATACAGAAGATTACTTTAGTAAATCAACAATGAAGAAAGTAGTTGCTGGTAATATTAACATAACTAAAAGAATTATAGATAGAGTATCATTAGTGTATATGCAACCACCAATAAGAACATATACCAATGAAGAAGTTGTTGATTACTTTATTGATAAAGATTTAAAACTGCAAAGATTAGAACGTATAACTAATTTGCTTGATGCTGTATTGCTTAAACCTTGTTGGAGGACTAAAGAAGATGGCACAGGTTGTATTGAGTATGATATTATTACTGACTATGAACCTATGTTTGATGAAGATCCTTTAAAACCAACAGCGATAGTATATCCTATTAGTATGAAAGCAACTGTGTTTGATGATACACCTGAACAATTTGCATATTGGGATTCTGAAAATCATTTTATATTTGATAGAAATGGTAAATCATATACACAGGAAGATAATCCTGATATGATAAATCCATATGGTAGATTGCCATTTATTGAATGCTTTAGAGAAGGTAAACCTGAATTTAGTTATTTAGATACCAATGCTAGTAATGATTTAATATCAACTAATCTTGCAATTAATGTAGCAGAAACAAATAAGAATGCCAATGTAATGTTTCAATCATTTGGGTATCTATATGTTAATGGTAATATTGATCACGATGAAATGGTTGTAGGGCAAGATAAAATAAACTTTCTTGGTGTTGATGGCAGTATGAATATTGTTAGTCCACCAAATGCAATACCAGCATTAGATGCTTCAATACAATCATCATATAAAATGCTATCACAGAATTATCATTTGCCTACTACATTTGTTGAAGGCACTACTGCATCATCAGGTGTAGCACTTAAAATGCGTAACATAGAACTTACTGATGATAGAAAATCTGATGTAATTAGATGGAGGGATATTGAATTTAAATTATTTGATTTAGAAAGATTAATAATAGCAGTTGAAGAAGGTAGAGATGCAGGTGATTTAGAAGATGTTGATTTTAGTGAATCAGTAGAAGTATTATCAGATAAAGAACAACGTGAAAAGTGGGATTGGGAACTATCACACGGTTTAATTGATTTAGCAGATATAATGATGCAAAAGAATCCTGATCTAACTAGAGAAGAAGCAGAAGATTATTTATTTGATAGACGTGCAACAGAAATAGATGATGTAGATGAAGAAGAAGCACCAGGATCTAATCCATTACTTGATATACTAAATACACCAACAGAATAATGGCTGAATATCAAGGCAAGAAAGTTACATTAGATAAACCAAGCAGAATAACTAAAGGTGAAGCAGGTTATGGTAGAAAGAAGTTTAAGGTATATGTAAAAGCAGGTGATAAAGTAAAGAAGGTTATGTTTGGTGATCCGAATCTATCTATTAAAAGACAAAGTGATGCTAAACGTAAATCATTCAGGGCAAGGCATAAATGTAATACTGCTAAAGATAAAACAAAGGCAAGATACTGGAGTTGCAAGATGTGGGAAAAGAAAAAGAAAGTATCTGATATAGTATAATGGACGTAGATAAATTAGATAAAACTGCAAAGAAAATTGCAACAATGTATGATAACGGATTAGCAGAAGTTGTTAGTGCATTGTATAAAATGAAAGATGAAGTTGGTGAAGATAAACTTGTAGAATCATTAAATGATTTAAATTTAGGTGATATGCTTAATAATA